CACGCGGACGGTGTTCATGCGATTTTCTTTGTTTGTTGGCTGGGTTTTGGGGCAATCTTCCAGTTGCCAGAATTAAGGCGGTAATTGGCCATCTCAATTGAACCGATAGACCGCCCTAAGATTTTAGCGACTTCTGACACTGTTTTGCCGCGCTTATTCAACGTTTTCAGTAATTCTATTTCTTCCTCTTGCCAGTATTTTGGACGTTGCTTTTTCTGCGTTATTGGCGCAGGCAAAAGTTCAATCTTTTGGATTTCACGTTCTCCCAGGAATGCCACCATTTCTTTTGCCAAGGTGATAGCTTCTTTTGGGGTAGAGGCTTTATCAAAAGCCATCTTCAAGATTTCCATCTTATTCATTACCGGGTTCTCCGCTTGCTGTTGCGATGCCTGCTGCTTTTTGGCGGGCAGCAGCTTCCGCCTCCATCAGTTCCCACTTTAGTTCATCCCGCACCTTGGCGAGACTGTCATAGGAACCGTTAGTAAAACAGAAATCATCCGCATACTGAATGCGGACTAGTTCGTTCTCCGCTATCGCCAGTTTGGCGCGCAGGGTTTCTATTTCGATCAATTCATGTCCTCCTTCACAAGATGCTGAATGGCATCCGTCAACAAATCCGCTGACCGCTTTGCGACGCTGTTCTCTGTTCCGTGGTCCGTAACATCATAGATGAAGCAGGCCAGAGCCATGGTGGCGGCGAATATGACGTCACTCACATTTTCGCCGTTGCCAATCTCAAAGATTGCGCGCTTCATTTTCTCAGACACCTCAGACAGGTGTTCCGCCTTGGCGTCGCTCATGCGCCAGCCATCGCAAACAAGATGATCAGCAGCAGCAGGCAAGCGGCAAAGCCCAAGCCTTGCAGCACGGCTAAAATCCACCAGGTGGCGGAGCGATGTTTCAAGTAATCCATGATGGTTCCTCTTGCGTTACAGGCTTGATTGCCTGGACATGACGAAAACACGGACTAAAAACTACGTCAAGTGAAAAAATGCGCTTGACACGAAAAATTATGAGGCATAGGATTCGCCCTATGGATCACCTTCCCTATAGAAAGCTGTTGCAGCAGAACGGCTACACGCTCCGCGATCTTGCTGAAGCGGCTGGCGTATCAACCGCCACCGCCAGTCGGTGGCTTATCTGGCTGACATATCGCGGTGAATATGGGGGTATTGCGCCGCCTATCGTGCGGCTGATACCAGTGATTGAAATGTGCGCTACCGATGAGGTATCGCGAAACCAGATTTGGGCACATATCTGTACCGGCAACCGGGACGGACATTTGCCCTCTAAGGATGCGCGCGATGGTAACTAGCCTCCCAGCCGTCGCGCGCCCGGCAGACCGGCGCGTTACTAACGAACCCGCGACAGTCTGCCGGTCAAATCCGCACGGTGCGGATACCTCCGCCAGCACTTTCAATATCCCCTCCCGAACTGTGCTGGCGGGGGTTCAACCGTGAGAACCTGTATCACCATCCCCATCGAGCCTGTCGCCAAGGGGCGCCCGCGCTTCGGCAAGCATGGCGCCTATACGCCAGCCAAGACCCGCAAGGCAGAGGAAACAATTCGGGCCTTTATTTCCCCTTTCGAGTCGTTTGGCTCCGTGCCGGTCTGTGTTGACTTGATGGTCCTGATGCCGATCCCAAAATCCTGGCCGAAGAAAAAGCAGGAAGCCGCGCTGGCAGGCGATATAGAACACACGGGTAAGCCCGATTTGGACAACCTGGCGAAATTGGTCTTGGATGCCGCCAATGGCGTACTTTGGGACGACGATAGCCAAATCATTAAGCTACACCTTTCCAAGATGTATTCGGGCAAGCCCGGCTATATCCTAATTATCGAGGCAAACCCGTGACCCAAGACCCATTCGCCACCCATGGCATTGGCCATCTGTCGGCTTCTAGCCTGAACACCTACGCGGCGCAGCCCGCCGCCTGGGCCATGTCCTACCTGCTGAAGCGGCGCCTGCCGGTGGGCGCGTCAGCCCATCGTGGTTCCGCCATTGAGGCTGGCGTGTCGGCTGGCTTGTTTGATCCGGCCAAGCCGGTGGAAGATTGTATCGCCATCGCATTGGCCGAATATGACCGATTAACAGCACTCTCCGGCGATCCCCGCCGGGAAGCGCAACGCAAGGTGGTCCAAGACACCGTGCCCGTAGCACTCACGGAACTCCGCCAGTATGGCGTCCCCACTGCGCCGGAAGAAGGCCAGCACCAGCACAAGATCAGTAAGCCGCTGGGCGAGGGTCTGCCCGATCTGGTGGGGTATCTTGATTTCTACTGGCAGGAACACGGGCTGGTGCTGGACCTGAAGACCACGGAACGGGTGCCGGGCCAGATTTCCAGCAGCCATGCCCGGCAGGGCAGTGGGTACGTTGTCAATACAAATCAAATCTGCCGATTCGCGTATTGTTCGCCAAAGAAGGTGGCGGTGTATCAGCTTGAAGGGGTCGCGGATCACTGGGCGCACCTTCAGGCTATTGCCAACCGGCTGCGCCGGTTCCTGGCGATCTCGGCGGATAAGGATGAGTTGATAGGTTTGCTGGTCCCTGATGTGGACAGTTTCTATTGGAGCGATCCAGCAGCAGAAGCAGCCCGTAAGGAAATCTACGGGATGTAAGCAGCAAGCGCCACGCTGCTGAAATGTGGTGCATTTCTAGACATATGGAGCATTCAAATGGGTTTAGGTCTTTCTTACGGTGGGAGCGAAACCGCGAGCGGTGATTTCCTGCCATTGGTCAACTACAACGCCAAGGCTGGGCGGCTGAAGTACAGCCAGCGCGTGGAGGTAAACGGGCGCTGGGAAAAGCAGGAAGAAGACGTTTCCTTCCAACAGCCTGCCTTCGTCGCGGATATGGAGAATATCCAAGTTGGGTGGCTGTTCTTCAAGGCAGGCATGGCGCCAGTAAGGTCGCTGGTGAAGATCGGCCAGCCTCTGCCCCCGTGCCCGGTTGGCGATTACGGGGTGGACGAACGTGGCAACGCCGCCAAGCCAAAGCAAGGCTTCGCCATGCGTCTGCTGGATGGCAACCGTACCGTCCGCGAGTTCAGTTCCAACGCCAACGCGGTTCTGGCTGCGATTGACACCCTGCATAGCCAATATGAAGCTGCCGCTGAAAAGGGGCTAGGGATGCTGCCGGTAGTGCAGTTTCAGGGGGCCACGGAGGTAAAAGGCAAACATGGCAGCAACTACACCCCCAACTTCCAAATCGTTAAATGGGTTCCTCGTCCGGCAGAACTGCCTGCGCCTGGATCGCTTGGCACGGAAAGTGTGGCAGCACCTGTCGCCCCGAGCGCGGCTCCGTTACCTCCGCCAACGCCGCAAGCTGCTAAACCCCTACCGTTCTGATGCCTAGGGTTCCCGCAACATTTACGAACTGCGCGGTTTGTCGGTGGTACGTTCCAGCCGACAGCCGCCAGGGCGAATGCCGCTTCCAGCCAGTGGGCGGTAGCTATCGCTGGGCAATGACTAAGCCCGATGATTGGTGCAGCCACGCAACACCTTGGAAGGTGAAAGTGGCTGGACCGCCGGTAATGGACGAAGATTAACAAACCAAGGGCGGCAATTTAAGGATTGCCGCCTTTCCTTTCGCAAGAGAACGAGGAAACAATGTGCATCCCACTCAACGACCCAGAGTACCCGCCACACAGCGAATATCCGGGGAAGCAGCCATGAGCCTGACCGCACCAAGCCTATCAGCGCCAGCCCTGGAATGGGCGCTGTATTACCTCCGCCGGGGGTGGTCCGTGGTGCCCGTGCGGCGGGGCGAGAAGATACCCGCGCTGCCATGGCACCAATTCCAAAACCGCCGGGCAACAGAAGCCGAGGTCCGTGATTGGTTCTCTGATCCCACCATGGGGGTCGGGATCGTGACCGGCACCATCAGTAATCTGGTCGTGGTGGATTTCGATGGCGACATTGGCGCCGCCACAGAACAAGAAATCTTGCCCCGACTTGGGGTTGGCCCAGTGGCACTGACCGGGGGCGGCGGGTGCCACAGGTTCTTTTCCCATCCTGGGAAGAAGGTTCCCACGCGCACCGGCATCTTGCCGGGCATGGATATCCGGGGCGATGGGGGGTTCATTGTCGCGCCGCCTAGTGTCCATGCCAGTGGGCGCCAGTACTCCTGGGACGTAGATGCTCATGTCGATGACTTAGGCTTGCCTAGCCTCACCGATTCCATGGTCGATCTGATCTGCCAGGATGTGATCCATGGGACGGGCGCGGTGACGCCAGTTACCCATGCGCCGGGGCCGCTGGGCTTGCCCGGCCAGATCACCGATGGGCGCGAGCAGTATATGCGAAACACGGTTCTGGCCGTGGTCGCCGATCTGAAAGCCAAGCTGGGGCGCCTGCCAACCGAGGAAGAAGTGGTGGCAGAAGGCTGGCCACAATACGCCGCTAAGGTCGATTTCCGGCGCCCTGGGCGGGGTGAGGCAGAGTTCAGGATGAAAGTACGCTACACACTGGAGCGGGCTTCCAGGGGGCTTGTGAAGGTGGATAGAGCAGTAACAAAGCCCGTAACACACCAACAGGAAAGTGTTACGGGCGGTGTTACGGGCGATGTTACGCCCGATGGCGGGCTGCCGCTGGTCTATTTCAACAACATCCACCCCAATCTCGACGCAGCCGATTTTGTTGAAGGGCTACTCACAGAAGCTGGGATGTCCGTCACCTACGGCGAAAGCAACTGCGGCAAGACGTTCTTTATGACCGATCTGGCCCTGCACGTTGCCCTGGGGATCAAATGGAACGGGCGAACCACCGAACCGGGTGGCGTGATTTACTGCGCCTTGGAAGGCAGCCACGGCATCTCCAACCGCGTCGCCGCCTTCAGGAAGCACCTCAACCTAGAAGGCGAGGAAATCCCCTTCGCCATCATCCCCGTCTCCATCAACCTGTTGAACCCGGAAGCCGACACCGAAAGGCTGATAGACGCCATCAGGCGGGCCATGGAGGAGATGAAGGTTCCGGTGCGGCTGGTAGTCCTGGACACACTGTCCCGCGCCCTGGCGGGCGGGAATGAGAACGCGCCAGACGATATGGGCGCCCTGGTAACCAACATTGACCGGATCAGGCAGGCAACAGGCGTCCATATCAACGCCGTACACCATTCAGGCAAGGACACCGCCAAAGGGGCGCGCGGGCATAGCCTGTTACGGGCCGCGACAGACACAGAGATCGAAATCACCAAAGCAGGCAAAGATAGCCCGTCAGTTGCCAGCGTAAAAAAGCAACGCGATCTAGAGATAGAAGGCGAATGGGTCTTCAAACTTCAGACTATCGAACTGGGCCGCAACCGGCGAGACAAACCCGTCACCAGTTGCATCGTGGTCGCCGCTGATCCAATGGAAGCAAAACCCCAAGGACCAAAGGTCAACAAATGGGAAGCTATCGCCATGGATAACATCAAGGAATTAGTTAGCCGTTTTGGTCAAGATTCTTATGGTGATTTGCCCAATGTAAAACACATTGACGTAAAGTCCTGGCGCAACAAATGGTTTGAAACCGTCTACATCGAGAATGAGAGGTCAAAAGGGGCTACATGGTCCCGCACTTACAACGCTCTTGTTGACAAGAAAATGGTTGGTCACAAGGGGGGTAGAGTGTGGGTAATTCAAGATGATAGCGCCGGTCTTTGATGTTGTGTAAGAGGAAAAGCAACAATGCAACACCGAATGCAACATGTTTTACAACACCATGTTGCAAAGCCAGGTCCTCTAAATGCAACAATGCAACACGTGCAACACACACCTATAGGTGTGTTGCATGTTGCATGTTGCTTTTAGACCCATGATTGGAGGAGAGAGGAAAGATGGTGAAAGAAGAAATTATCCCGCCTCTCACAGAGGCGAATGGCGAATGGGTATGGCGATCTCGGATGGCGGGGGCACTGGATACGCTGGTGGCGGGGCTGGAAAGAGAATGGGGGTTTGATAGGCTCCCGCGTTTGGTGTCGGCGGAGACACGGGAGCGGTTTGTCAGCGCCCAGGATATGCACCGGCAGGCGACAATGGCGGGCGAGGATATGGCGGAACTGGACGCCATGATGATGCGGGCCTGGCGGGCCTTGGAAGCGGAGGCTCGGGCTGCGGGATATGAACCGCTTCCGGGGCCGCTGATGACCGTGCAGGCGGATGAGGCGGAACGCGGCACCATCTGCATCTGTCAGGATGATACCCATGCACAGGCTGTCCTGGCGCGGGCTAAGGCGGAAGGGTGGAACGCGGAGGCTTGGACGGTGGAGGAGGTGGGTAGGGTTCTGAAAGGGGCTTCGCCTATTGCGGAAATCAAGGCTGCATTTCCGAAGGCGAAGGTGGTAAGACGCGGGCAATTGATCGAGGACGAAATCCCGATCTAAGGTTGAGCATGAGCCGGGCATTCGAGGCAGCACATATAGACTTCGGGCCGGATATTCAGGAAGGCTGTATGCTGGTGAGCGATAGGTATTGGGCGCCAGACGCTATGCTGGCGAGGGGTATGATTAGCGAGGCGCTGTATGCCGCTGCAAAGCGGCTGCGGGATGATTATTATGCGGGGCAGGCTGGGAGGCTTGGGGCGCGTGAGGCGTTTGCACGGGCTTCTCGGGCGGTTGGCAGTGCTGCTATGCCTGCGCTGGCTTGGACGGTTCTTAGTCATGGAACGGTGACGGGCTGGGCTGAGTGCAAAGGAATTGAGATGGCTAAGGCGGCTGGGCAAGTAGTGCAGGCGCTGGAACGGTTGGGGGCGCACTATGAGCGCACCTGAATGGCGAGAGGGCTATGACGTGGGTAGGTTGACGCCGATCTGGATCGATGACGAGCATATGCCGAAGATACTGGAACTACTCGGCAAAGGCGTCTTGATGGTTGATATCTACAGGATGGAAGGGATGCCGAGCGCCAGCGTAATCAACCGTTGGTTGGCCGATCCGAAGTGGTGGCAAGATTACGCACGCGCCCGCGAGCGCATGGCCCATGTCATCGCTGAAACAGCCATCAAAGAGGCAACCGAAAATAATACGGACGATCCGCAGCGCGCCCGGTTAAAGTTCGACGCAAGACGCTGGTATGTCGGAAAGATTGCGCCCAGGGTTTATGGCGACAAGGTACAACATCAGGTGGAAGTTGGTGAAAGCTACGTTGAAGCCCTGCGCGTTGCGTCCCAGCGCATAAATCAGCGGATCAAAGAAGAAAAGCAACGAAATCAAATAGTTGACGTTGATCCAGAGACGGGCGACCTTATCCAGAAAATAGGAAATGATGCCGAATTGGCAAAACCGAAGAAGCGAACGAAATCAAAGGGTTAGCGTGGAATTTTACATAATGGGCCTTATGCGGTTCCAGGGTTCTGGGTGCCGGGCGCTGCCAGCTACCCCCTACCCCACCCCCCCCTTCAAAAATCGCGGGGGGGCGGGCTGGTGGCAGGATATGTA